AGGTCGAATAGTCGGGGTCATATCGGAAATCGTTCTTGACCCCGATAAATCCCTTTTCCTTTTCGGCTTCCGCGCGGGCAATATCGACAACGTTCTGCTGCTGCTTCCGCTCGGCCCCGATCTGCTCAAGAGACGCACCAAGGCTCGCCAGCCCGCGCCCAATGCCGCTTGTATCGATCTGGGCTATCGCACGACCGGAGCGGAGGTTATCCGGGCCGCTCAAATCGATGGCACTTGGGAGGCGAGCCATCAGCCGAACACACCCGACTTGGCTACGCCGGTAGCCATAGACCCGAAGCCGCCGAAGACAGACCCCAGAAGCGAGGCGTTGCCCGACATGCGCCTTGCCTTCGCGCTGTCCCTCAATCCTGCCGCGCGGGAGTAGCCGCCATACATCGCCGTATCGGCATTGTACTCAGCCGTGCCCGCAGTCTGGCCCATGAGCTTGACGATGGTCGGCGCGTCGGTGCCGGCACCGCCACCAGAGGCGGCAGCAAGAGCCTGGGCACGGGAATTGATGATGTCCCCTTCCTTGCGCTTCGCAATGGCGTCACGCTGGGAAGCGGCAACCTCTTCCTTGGCCTTCATGTCCATCTGCTGGGCTTCGAAATCCGCCGACTGCTTTTCAGCAGCACCGGCAGCAATCGTTCCAACACCGGAAATCAGAGCGCCTATAAGTTCAAGGCCTGACATCGGCAGTCCCCACCTGGCATCGATAAACCTCTTGCCCATCCTCGATGGCAAAGAACGTGAAGCCCGTTAGCTTCATCAGCCTTGAGGACGTGGCGAATTGCGGATCGCGGATCGTGTAGACCCATGTCTCGCCGAGCTGTGCGGCCTTCTTCAGCAAGCGCCTCGCCCATTGAAGGACGGGCCTTGCATATTCGCGCTTCTGCTCCAGCGTCGTGAACCAAAGCCAGCAGCGCTCATTGCCCCATGCAAGGCCACCTGAGCCCACCAGGGCGTCGTCATCGATCCCGACATAGGCAACGGCGGGCATGTCGATCACCACGTCCAGCGCCACCGCTACGCTATAGGGATCGACGTTGTGGATTGTCAGCATCTAGGCATTGGTCGTGATGGATATGACCATGGAAACCAAAGTCATCGTGTTGGGGCTGGCGCACTCGACACACACCCGACTGTCTGTGGTATATTCGCCTGGGAAGACGAATGGCTCCTCATCATCGACATCGCTCAAAACGATTGCCGGAGCCGTAGTGCCGCCCTTCAGAATCGGCGGCGGGAACAGCGGCCGTTCTGGATTGTCGAACTGCGAACCGTAGCGCACGCCGGCTCGAACGAAGTCGGTCATGATCAGGCCGACCTCATCAACCTTCTTCTGTTGGAGCATGGCAGTTCCACCCGCCGCGCCATAGGCCAGCTTGGCGGACTTGTAGCGCGCGGTGTAGGGAAGGCCGGCAACCCAATTCGTCACCGCCGACCCGACCGTGATATTGCCGCTGCCGTCCACGGTATAGGTGTTGGGAACCGTCACCCCATTGACGGTCGAGACGAGCGGGGCGCCATCGGCCCACACCACCACGCTTTCGCCGATCAGATGCGTTCCAACAGCAATGGTTGCCGATGCCGGCGAATTCACCCCCGACGCATGGGCATCCATCACCTTGCATGTGGTTGAGGGCTTGACATCGCTGTCGAGCGCCATCTTCTCGATATAGCGAACTGTCGAGCCGTTCACGGTGCGGTTGATGACGAAATACACCCGGTCCTGGGCATCGTCGGGAAGGACGGCAACGCTCTCGAACTCGCCATCCGTTTCCATCGGAATGAAGGCCAGGACTTCCTCAAGCGGCTCATAAACGACGCAAACGCAGGAGCCATCGTTGTTAATGACCCATATACGAGTATCCGGCCTTCTTTGGACGGCAAGCGTCTTGATGCCGGCGGTAAACAGATCCGTCGCCAGCTTGCTCATCTGCGTGGCGTTGTAGTCCGAACTCTGCCCGTCAAAGGAGAGTTCGAACAGTGCACGGTTGGAGCGATCGACAAACAGGCCTCTCGTATCCACGCGGGCCGGATCGATTGAAGATGCCCCGGTTGAAGACGAATCCTTGATCGACAGGTTGGTGGGTGTCAGCGGCTCATCGAAGGAGGACGACTTAACGGTGGAGACCGCGCCTTCCGTGCCCACAAGAAGCCGCTGGAGGGCAAGGAGCCATTGCGTATCGTTCACGCCGCCTGTGGCTATGGAACGCGAGATAGGCCCGCTATCGCCCTCCGTGGTGTCGTCAAAGTCCTCGAAACCATCGGAGACCGAGCCCCACAGGCGATCAGAGCCGGACAACCACAACCGTCCCTCAGCGAAGGTGACGGCAGAAGGCCAGATTTGCGTTGCCGACCACTCGCATTCCCGCCAGTTGTCGGTAGGATTGGTGCCGTGCAAGGGGGTGAGGATTTCAACATCAACCGACGTTGCGCTATTGAACGCCGTCACGCGGCAGATGCCGGAGCCTGCACTTGCGCCATAGGTCACGTTGATCGTGGCGACGCCGGACGTGTAGGTGCCTTCCTCGAACCCAAGCCTGTACCAGATGATTGCATTATCGCTGTCATCGTCGTTCTTGGTCGAGGCCAGGTTGGTCGTGATGTCGATGGTGGACGAGCCGTGCTGATAGGGATACGGCTTGAAGCCCCGATCGTCCCCGTCGAAAGAGCGCTGCCACCGAAGGGTTCCCGACCATGTTCCGGTGATGGTGTATGTCCACTGCCGGTCGTTCCAATCGGTGCTGGAGATGCCGGTGACCTTGAACGCATCGGTGAACTGCCCTGCCCCTGCCAACTGCGTCGAGCAGGAAAAACCCTCATGGAACAGCGAAAACAGCGTGCCGACATGATCGGTGGTGAAGAACGGCGCCGAAGATGTCAGCGTGCCGTTGCCCTCCGTGGCGCTCGGGGTGAGCTTGACTGCCCTGGTCCTGTCCAGCGTGAACGGCCCATTGTCGGGCTGGTAGTTGACCACCGACCAAGAGCGGGTGGAGCGCCTTTCAATCCTCTGCGGCCGATATCCGTCACAGGCAACGAACACCACGTCCGCCGACTGAGCAAACCGCATCGTCCACAGATCAGCCTCAAGCCAGATCGTTGGCAGCGTCATGACGCCGGCCGCTTCCACGGTGACGCTATCGACGCGCTTCAATTGCTCCAGTTCGGATTGGAACAGCAGATAGAACGATGCACCTGTGGGTGTGAAGGCAAGGGAATGCGTGCCCGTTCGCAGGATCGTTTCGTTGATGTATTCGTCACCGCCCGAAGTCGAGCCGACACGAAGCGTTACCGGGCCGCGCTCCACCACAATGCGCAGCGCATGTTCCGTTCCGATTTCATTGACGGTGACGGTTTGCGAGGCGGAAGCCTTGGACCCGCGAGCCAAGGCTGTGAGGTTGAGGAATCCACCAGAGACAGCACTGGTAGCGCCTGAAATGGCGGTGAGCGTCCAGCCGGTGCCGGACGAGAAATCACCATTGGTGATCGCTGCCGTAACGGCCGGGCGCGTAACCAGCACGTCATCAACCTTGACCCGCAGGAGTTGGTTGGTGAATTCCATCAGCGCGGCGTCGGTAGCCCCGAATACGAATTCCTTCAGCCGGCAGATGGCGTTAGTGTAGGTGGTGGAGATGTACTGGAGCCCAGGGCGCATGAAGGCTGGCCCGCTGGTGAGCGGCAGGAGATTGGTCTGGATTTCGGCGGCAAGGCGCATGCGCTCCAGATCGACGCGGGCAAGGTGCTTCTTGTCCTGGACGCCGACATTGAACGCCTGAAGGTAGGTATTGATGCGCGGCATTCAGAGGCCCCGGCGCGTGCCGTTCAGGGTTGAGCCATAGCGAAGGCGCGACCGCACCAGTCTGCCCGCAGGCGACCGCGCCACGCGCTCATCGACGGCATCAAGCGTCTTGGCTTCCGTCAGGAGCGTCTTGGAGAGATTGAACAGGTCTGTGCGGGTGCCCTTATCGGATGACAGGGGGAGTGCGCATTGGAAAGCCAGATAGGCCGCGAAGGCATCCGCAAAGGGCTGGCGCCACGCTCCGATGTTCCACCCGTACTCGTCATCGTTCGAGACATAGCGGATGTAGAGCGTGTCACTGTCCGCATACCAGTAGTTGGCCTCGTCGGCGAAATCCTCAAAGCCAACCTGGAATGTCGGGTCGGTCGAGATTGAGACGGTGCGAACCCAATCGGTAGGCTTGGAGAACGCATACTGGTAGCCGAACAGCGCCTCCACATCCTCGTCCTTCTGAAATTCAGAGGAGCGGATAGCGAAGTTCCACAAGCCTTTGGCGAGCATGTATTCGCCGGCTTCCTGCCAGACATCATCCAGCGCATAGCGGGCAGCGCTCGATTCCGTGAGGCTTGCCACGCCGGCCGCATTGCCGAGATAACGCAAGGCAGATTTGTAAATTGACAGTTTGGAGGCCATCGCTATTGAACCCCTGCCGTGTCGAACTCTCGTAGATCGGCCATGAACCAGCGCTTGTCGGGCAACTCGCCAATAGCGAATACTGCCTGCGTCAGATCATCCGTCTCAAAACCATCGGCATCCAACCAGACGATCACCATGCAGACTTCGTTCGCATCGGTGATCGCGATGCCCGCATGGCGGCTCACGGCACCAATAGTCATGCAGCGAGCCCGGAGGCCTTCTGGGCATGCGCGACCGCCGCAGCAATTGCTTCTGCCCTCGTCTTGTGATCCTTGCTGACCACCAAATGAGGGTCATTCGTCATGGCTCGCCATTTATGGGCCGGCGCGAAATTGACGGTGTAGCCTTCGGGAGGCTGAGGCGCGTCTTCCGGAAGTTCGCTCGGCTGCTCAATGACCGGCTGCTTGACGGCGACTTTCGTCAGATCGATCGCATGGAGGAGAGCCGTCTTGACCCATCCGGTGCCGCGCTCGACAACAAGCAGATGCAGGCGCCAAGAGCGGTCTTCCGGCGTGACGATGACCTCATCATCGACCGTGACCTTGGCGAAGATATTGGCCCAATTTCCAGGGATGGAAACCTCTTCCATCGTCATGGTGTTTGGAACGACCATGCGCCGAAGCGTGCGGGTGAAATCAGCGCTGTTGAGTGCCGTGTTGGCGGGGATCTTCATATGTGCCTCATTTGTTGGGAGCGGTTCGGGGGCCAGCACAAGGCCAGCCCCCACGACCGCGAGGGAGGCAACCCGCGACCGAAGCCGCGAAGTCGCGTATCAGGTGATCGCGGTCGGAGCGGCCACCGTGGCAGCCGCGCCGGAAACCGACGCAACCTGGTAGCGCTTGTACTTGGCGGTGCCGGTGTTGATGGCGTCCACCAGGTCGCCAACGCGCATGCCCTTCGTCACGCCATCCGAGAACCAGGAGCCACCAACGATAGTGGCGTCCGAATCCGCAGCGGAGTTGAAGTACATGAACACGCGCGGCATGGCGCCGCCGACCGGGTTGATGACCATCGCGAGATTGTCAGGAACGTATGCCATTGTCCGTTCTCCTTACGTGGCAACGAACGCCGAGCCGTCGTGAGTCCACTTCACGATGCCGGTGTTCTGGAGGATTTTTGCTCCGTGGAAGACGGTGGCGCGGGTCCAGGACGTGTCCTGCTTCTCGTCGTAGCCGATGGAGATTTTCTCCTCGCCCACGTTCACCGCGTAGCCAATGGCGTCACGATGGAAGAGATAGCAGATTTCCGCCGCAGTACCGAGACCGGTCACGCGGCTGGAGACAGCCCAGTTGATGCCCATCCAGCGGAACATCCTGCGAGCAGGACCGCCGAACGGCTTGACATCCACGTAGTCGCCCGAAGCAAATTCGGTCGTCTGCAGGAGGTAGCCACGGAACGCCGGGGAGATGATCGCGAACATGTTGTTCTCGTCTTCCACCGGGATATCCGCATTGCCCAGAATGGCCTGGGCGCCAGCGACCATCTGCAACGAGGCGGTCTGCGCCGTCGACGGATAGTCCTGCGTAGCGTTGGCCAGTTCAGCAAGCAGCGTGAGATCGATGTCGCGGTTGATGACCGCCATCGAGGCATTCTGCATGATGCGTTTCTGGTCGCCCTGCGAGGCGAAGATGTTGAACCCGGTCAGCTCGTAGGGAGCATGCTTTTCGACAAGCGTGGCCGTGTTCTGGTTGTTCGTGGGATTACCGTACGGGATCTGCCCGTTGGTGCCACGGGTGACTGCGGTGTCAGTACCGGAGCCGGAAACGAGGAACGTGGCCTGGTTGCCACTAATCACTGCTTCCTTGGTCGTCATGGCCTTGAGCAGGCTCACGCGCTGCTCGAAAGCCCCGACGAACTCCTTGCGATACTGAATCATTGCGGCTTCGATAGCCATGATCAGTTCCTTTCAAGAGTTGAGGGAGGTTTGGAGCCGCAGTCGTGCAGGGTGGCCGG